TGAATGGGAATGACGGACTTGTCCCTGATGTTGAAAGAGTAATAAGAAAAGTTGATTCGTTGGAAAAAATAGTCTTAAATTTAGTAGAATTAAGTCTTTTTATAAAGTGGTTTTTTGGAATCTTAGGAGCTTCCGGTATAGGTTTTTTAGTAGTAAAAATTATTGAACTTAAATAAATTTTATGACCTTGCAACAAAAATACAAATCACTTTTCGAAAAAAACGGTCTTACTACGAAGTTAAGAATAGCGCATTTTATGGCTCAAATCGAACACGAAAGTGGTTTGAAACCAATTAGCGAAAACTTGAATTATAGTGCGTCGAGATTGAAAGTTGTGTTTCCTAAATATTTTCCAAGCATATCTTTATGTAATGCTTATTCAAACAAACCTGAAAAAATAGCAAACCGAGTTTATGCCAATCGTATGGGTAATGGAAACGAAGCAAGCGGAGAAGGTTGGAAGTATCGAGGTCGTGGATTCATTCAAATTACAGGAAAAGAAAACTACTACCATTTACACATAGATACCGATTTATATTGTTTAAAAAATCCTGACTTACTACTTGAAGAAGCAAATGCAATGATTTCTGCATTATGGTTTTGGAACGACAAAGAATTAAATTTTTTAGCGGATAAAAACGATATTGTTGGAATTACAAAACGCATAAATGGCGGTATAAATGGTTTGGAACATCGAAAAGAATTGCTAAAAAAGTATTTATGAAGCCTCTACTAATATCAATCCTACTCGCTATTTTGGCACTCTTGCTATTAAGCTGCGGAGGAACACGAAAAACAGACCTATCCCGATCCGAAACTAAAACCGATAATATCAATATCGAAAACAGTTATTCTATGGGTTCGAAAATCGTTTTAATGGATTTGTTTACAGCTAAACCAATTGATGCGCTTAAACCTATGTGGATTGATGGCAAGGAGTATATTAATGCGGAAATATCGAATGATAGAAGTAAAACGTACGTCAAGACGGTTACAATAAACACAAAATACAATAGGGATAGAACAATTACAATAGAAAAAAACAAAACCACAGACAAAACTAATTATATTTATCTGTGGTTGGGTGTTGTTGCAATATTAGCAATTTCGGTACTTGCTTATTTGGTTTTGAAAAAATGGGTGGTTGTTTAAAATGGACATTTAATTTTAACTTCGGTGTATTGCTCTATAATTGTAATACGTTTATGGCTGTTAGCCAATAGTTAGGGAACAGTTATTCAACTATTGTGCAATCGAGAAAATTCTCAAAATCGTTACCGAATAAATGATAAATACTATCAAATTCTTTTTGACTTTCATTCCATATTGCTGGACAATCTTGATTTTCGGTATAAAGTCCGTTATCATATTCAAAATCTCCATCAACTAAAGTTATAATTTCTCCTTCAGTTGCGTAATGTTCTTTTGCATATTTTTTTCCAAATCTAATTTTTACGCCAACTATTAATTTTTCTTCAAATTGTTCTTTTGTCATTGTGTTAATTTTAGTAACCGATTCCCTAACAATGCATAACACTAATTACGGTTTCGGTCTTTAATTTATAATTGGTTTTGTATCAGTGATACGGTTTTTAATCTGAATGTTTCGGCTTATTTTTCCGCACTAACCATACAAGCGAACCGTTATATTCCAGCTTCGAGCAACCCATCTTGCACCTCCAATAATTCCCGAAGTTCGATATTTTCTTTGTGTATTTTATTAAATAAAGATTTCAATGCGCTTTTTTCTTCCAGGATTTTTATACAGAAAAGCATAATGCAAATGAATGCAAATAATATTACGGATGTGAATAGATAAATCATTGTTTGGTTGTTTTTATAAGTTCTATAAATTCTTGTTCGGTGATTTCGGTAAGTTTTTCATCTAAATACCATTGTTCCTCATTATAAGGATTTATTGTATAAAATTCCTTATCGTCAATATCGTAATTAAAAGAGCATATTTTATTATATGTTGTATAGTCAAAAGCCGTTTCATCATCCCAATAAGGCAACCCATTATCAATACATAATTGTTTCATTCTATCGCATTGTTCCTGCGATTCCATTACTACGTAAGTGTTGTAAATTGTTTTCATAATCACTCGGTTATTTTGGTTAGTAGTTTCATTACTCGAATGTAGGTTTCAGTTCCTTTATCGTAAGTTTCCATTATCTTGACCAATTCATCAAACATTTCTGGAGCTGCTGCGATTAGTTTAGCGTTGGCTTCTTGTTCTTGCTTTTCTTGTTCATTTAGTTTTTCTGAAGTGTATGCGGCTAAATAAGGACACCTTGCAATCTTATAACGACCTCCTAATAAAGTACCAATTACATTGAATGCGTTTTTGCTTTCAGAATGTTTTACTTTCCAATCCCTTTTTGTAAATTTACTATCCATTTTTTCTTGATTTATTATTAATTATCATTGATATGTTAGCAATTGAAACATTAAAATTTAAAGACAATTCTTTTTGAGACAATTTACTATTTCTTATTTCATAAACATCTGACTTTGAAAGTTTACAGCTACCTATTTTTTCTCCAAAAGCCGTTTTAAAATGTTTTCTCCTGTCTTCTGCATTTTCTAAAGAAGTGCCATAACACAAATTATCTAACCTATTATTCTCTTTGTTTCCGTCCAAATGCCTGACTTGAAGTTTTTTTGGTCTTTTACCTAAAAAAGCAGTAGTTACTATTTTATGAATTGTGATGCCTTTTGTGATGCCGTTTAGTGTTAAAAAAACCCTCATATATCCATATTTATTTTTAGAAGGAATTAAAATTCTGTTTTTTACGCCCCTCCATTCTCTTAAAGAAATAACATTTCCTAATTCGTTTACTAAATACAATCCCTCGTATCCAATAACATTTTTGATTTTTTTATCCATATACAAATATAGTAATTAAATCAATACGGTATATACATTGTTCCTTTAAACTCTTTCATATCAATTAGGATTAACGATTTCAAAATTAGTTTCAATGTCGGATAGTGGTTTGTCACAATGCGAGTAGTCACGTGCTGGAGTAATCGATTTTATTAAACTAATGTCTTTTTCCATTTGTGATTTTCTTTGGTTCATTTCGTGAACGAAATTCGCTTTTGCTTTCTCGAATAGTTTAAAAGCTTCTTCGGTAGAATTACCAACTATTAGCAATTCAGTAATCAAATCAAGCTTGCTTTTTTGCTCGATTGTTTTGAATAGCGTTTTGATTATTTTCATAATTAATCGTTTTTAAATGTCATTTCATAATAAATCTCTCCTGTAACTCCACGTTGTGAATAGTTTTGAGCATTAATAATCTGCTGTTTTTCTTTTTCTAAAAACTCTTCCATTCCGAACATTTCTAACCCTTGACTTTCTAATGTTTCTATCAATTCCTGCATTGCTGTTTTCATAACGTTTCTTCATATATTTCTAAAAGTTGTTTAAGTCCGTCAACATTGCTTTCTGCATCAAATTCCATATCTTGGTTTTTCAATGTCCATTCCATAAACCCAATAGCTAAATTTTCGGCTATTTCAGACAATTCATTTAATGTTTCTGGTTTTATGCAATCAAATGGTATGCGTAGTTGTTCTTCTAATTTCATTTCCCTTGGTTTTTTAGTCGTTTTTCGTATTCCTTATTGACTGCATTTTCTGCAATTTCTTTGCACTTGTTACGTCCTAAAGTTTCGATTACGATAGGTTTTAAACTACCCCAAAAAGGAGCAAGCTTGTCTTTTTCTTCTAATTTAAATCTTCCCATAATTACATTTTTACAATTGTCAAACCTGTAAAGAATTTGTTTGTTACTGTACTCCAGAACCTTCTGCCTAAATTAATCTTTTCTTTTCCAAATAAATAAGGATTTTCTTTTGTGATTGGATTTGTTACAATTCCATTTGAATCGTATTTTTTAACGTAAGGCGTGTGATTTGTTTTCATAATTTTAAGTTTTAATGTTCGATACAAATATACGATTAAAATTGAATAATAATAATTTAAAATACAATTTATAATCAATATAAATAACGCAAATATTTTGCTCAATTAAAAAACATCATTATCTTTGTCGAAACAAAAAATAATAGAAATTATGAAAAACAAAGTATTTTTATTCGGTATGTTAATTGGTATTGCGATATCATATCTAATTGACACAATGACTGATTTGATTTTAAATATAATAATGGTATTAAATAAATAACTATGACCAGACTACAACAATTAAGAAAAAGACGTGCTAAATTAATAATAGCAAACTATCACAATCACTACACGCAATCAGGAAATCCACGAATTGAGAAATACTATCGTGTGTTATTGGCTATCAAAAAAGAAATCAACGCAATAGAATGCGTTAATGTACGCCCTGCAAAAGCCGTTGTGGGTATGGACTGGAAAACATTATTTGAATTAAATAAAAATTAGAGATTATGGACTTATCAAAAACAATCATCCCAAAATCTGACCAATTAAATGCAGACGATTTAATATCAGGGTCAAAAACTATTAAAATTCGTGATATAAAAGGCGGTTCTGACGATGCGCAACCTGTATGTATTTATTTCTACGGAGACAACAACAAACCTTTTAAACCGTGTAAGTCTATGCGTAGGGTTTTAGTTCAGTTGTGGGGGGCTGACAGTTTAGTATTTCACGGAAGAAGATTGACTATATACCGTGATGATACGGTAAAATGGGCGGGTGTAGAAACTGGAGGAATTAGAATTAGTCACGCTTCGCACATTCTAGAATCAACACGTGTATTGGTAACGGCTTCGAAAAATAAGCGTATTCCAATGACTATTGACGTTTTACCGTTGGTGGAATTGAAAGATTTGGCTGGAGCAAAAACAGCTATCAAAGACAAAAAAACAACACTTGAAGCTATTATAAAACAGTATGATTTGACAGCTGAACAACTAAAATCTTTGCAGGATGAAACAGTTTAAGTGTAGAGCGTCAAAGATTGGTATATTGATGACTAATCACTCTGGAAAATCATATAAGGAACAATACGATGATGCTTTATTAAAAAAGGAATCATTAAATACGAGGTTGTCAGAATTTAAAAACAAAGAATGTAAAACCGCTTTGCAAATTGTTAATGAAAAATTACCAGAAACAGACAAAGAAATTGAAAGATTAAAACCACTGATTGACGAAGTAATATTAAGCGAAAGTGCAAAATCTTATTGCAAAGAATGGCTTATTTCTGAAATCACAGGAAAACAAAAAGACATTCGGTCTAAATATCTTTCACGTGGAAAGGCAATGGAAAAAAAGGCCATTGAAAGAATATCCAAACATTATGGTTGCGAATTAGTGAAAAATGAAATTCAGTTAGAAAATGAATATTTCACAGGAATGTTTGATACAAAAAATACTGATACGGTTATTGATGCAAAAGTTCCGTTTGATTGCTTTACTTTTCCTTTTTTTGTATCAATAATTGATCCTAATTACTACGGTCAACTACAAGGATATATGAATTTGACAGGATTAAAAAAAGGTAGTCTTTGTTATTGTTTAGAAAACGGAAGCGAGGAACAAATAGATAGACTATCTTGGCAAATAGCAAAAGATTTAGATAAAGATGAACCAGATATTGAAGAGTGGGATTTAGCAGAAAATCAATTAAATTATGATAATTTGTCGGATGAATTACGCATAAAATCTTTTGAGTTTGGATATGATGAAGATTATATTAACAGAGCTGAAAAAATGGTTTTGGCTTGTAGAAAATACATTGAAGAAGAATTATTAACACAAATTAAAAATTTATAAAAATGGAAGTTACAGGAAAAATTAAAGTTGTAGAACAAACAAAGGAAATCGGCACAGGTGGTTTCAAAAAACGTGATGTTGTCGTAACCACGGACGAAACCTATCCACAACACATTTTAATCCAATTCGTGCAGGATAAATGCGATTCGCTAGACAATTACAAAGTTGGGGAAAGTGTGGTAATCGGAATTAATCTGCGTGGACGAGAGTGGACGAATCCGCAAGGAGAAACCGTTTATTTTAATACCATTCAAGGTTGGAGAATTGTTAAGCAGGATGTATCGAAACAAAGCCCAGAACCACAAAGCGCAGTAGATGCTTATCAAGCTAAACAAGTTTTACAAGTTTTACAAGCGTCCAATGAAGAAGAACCAGACGACCTACCTTTCTGAGCCAACCCACATTTCCGCTTACTATGCAAAACTTTTGATTTAAACCCGTCCTTGTGATGGGTTTATTTATTTAGACTAAATATAAACTAATGCCAAATGTATTATTTATCCAAATGTTATTTGTACATTTACAGAAGCAATGAAGCTAAATAAAAAATCAAACATTATGAAAACATTCAACAAAATTTACGACACAATTTCTTTTTTATTATTCGGTGGAAAATCAACTGGAATTAATTGTTAATTATGACCAAAGAAAACACATTGCAACAATTGATAAATACATCAGGTTGCAAAACCCAAAAAGAATTTGCTAAAAAACACGGTAAAGGAGAAAATCAAATTAGTGAATGGTTATTGAGAACAAGAAACATTTCTAATGACACGCTAAAGGAAATAGCAAACAAAGAGGGGTATTTATTAACAATTGAATTTAAATTAGAAAAATTATGAAATTAGAATTAAAACATTTAGCGGGTTATTTGCCTTATGGGTTGAAAGTTATTTTTGAATCAAAAGGAGGTAGAATATTAGAAGTTACAGGATTAAGAATGGCGGGCGTTTCAGAGCAAACAAGTAAATTAATTTATTTTAATTCAATTTCAGAAACTCTAAATATTGAATATTTCAAACCAATCCTTCGCCCACTTTCAGACCTCACAAAAAAGATTGAAGTAAATGGCGAAAAGTTTGTGCCTATTTTGGAATTATACAAAATGCGTACACAACATATGACCGACAAAATAGATAAGTATTATGTTGAAAATGACACTGCTATTTTGAAATTAGAAGAATTAACTACTCCTGATGGAAATATTTCATTTATTCATTATTTCGAGATAGATATTGAATCAGAAAGAGTGCATTTTTCAATATGTACTGAAACTGTAGATAATATCAAAGATGAAATTATAGAAGAACGTTTTGGATTTATCGGAAACGAATTCAATATGTTGCAAAAACTTTACGAATGGCACTTCGACATTCACGGACTAATCGAACAAAATTTAGCAATCGACAAAAACACTTTATCATGAAAACACTAAAAAACTTCACATTATCATTCCTTTTATGGATTGCATTATTATCGTCATATTGCGCTTTGGGGCAATCCGAATTTAGACTAAACAAAACCGATACTTTTAATTTAGCATTGGTTATCGACCCGAGCGCATCTATTAAAGAATCAGGATTGCACATAGGCGCAGAAATCGAATACAACGGTACAATCTATACAAGAGCGTCCATTGCTTCATTTTCTACCTTAAAAGGCGGTTATTTGGATTTTGTCGGGGCGGTTGGCGTAAATTTTACTTCTGGAATGTGGGAACAGTTCAGATATTACGCTGGAGTTCGTGGTGGTTTTATAGTTCGTGAATCGAATGGCTATCCAGCAGCTGGAATTGAGTGCGGGATTGATTATGTAATTAATGAAAAATTGGTTATTGGATTAAGAGCAACCCGGGATAAACGTGGAGACTTTGCTTATTACAGCGAACCATCGGAAATGCGTAATAGTGTGTTTGTTAAAATTGGGTTTCAGTTATGAAATACACAGAAGAACAAAAACGGATATTAAAACACAAAGATATGAATGGTTTTACTAATTATTTTAAAAAAGACAATAACCAAAAAGAACTGCAAAAAATAATTGACAACCATTATCCTATTCCTGAGAAGTTTGAAATTTATGAATCAAAAATGAATAAATAACCAATCTACGGACGAAAAAATTAGAAATTATGAGAACAATAAAATTTAGGGTTTGGGATAAAGAAGAAAAAGTATTCTTTAAGCCTATTTACGAAGCGTATAAAGGACACTTACTAGATTTAAGTATTGGTCTTGGGGGCGATATTTTAAGAAGAACATTGTCAATGCCGGCAGAACACGAAAGTAATTTTCCTGACAAATATGAATTACAACAATTCACAGGACTTAAAGACAAAAACGGTGTTGATATTTATGAAGATTCAATCTTTAATTGTAATGGTGTTAATTATGTTTTAAAATACAAAACATTAGGAGGTGCATATACGGTTCATAATGTCAAAGACGATTCCGACGAAAGATTTTTACATCATTGTAATCATCAAATTGAAATCATAGGAAACATCCTCGAAAACCCAGAACTACTATGACCCCACACTACACAATCTACCAAATTTGCGGTAAAGAAATATGGATTCCGAAACAATTAATCGATAAGAAATGAATGTACTATCATTATTTAACGGAATGAATACTGGACGACAAGCTCTTGAAAATTGCGGTCATAAAGTAACAAAATACTATTCAAGCGAAATAAAACCTTATGCTATTCAATTAACTCAACATCATTTTCCTGACACCATTCAAATGGGAAACATTCTAAATTGGCGTGAATGGGATATTGATTGGAAAAGTATTGATTTAGTATTAAGCGGGTCGCCTTGTCAAGATTTAAGTGCAGCCGGAAAACGTGCAGGAATAAATGGCAAAAAGTCAAGTTTGTTTTTTGTGTTTATTGAGATTTTGAACCACATTAAATCGCTTAATCCCGATGTTTTATTCTTTCAAGAAAATGTTGGAAGTGCTTCAAAATTAGATGTTGGAATTATGAGCCGTGAATTAGGAGTTTATCCTGTTCGTTTTAATAGTTCGCTGGTAACCGCACAATTACGTGATCGTTATTACTGGACCAATATAAAAACTAAACAAACAATGTTTGATACCGTTGTAGATATTCCAGCGCCTAAAGACAGAAAAATAATGCTTAAATACATTTTAACTAATGGATATACAGATAGAGATAAATCTCTTTGTTTATTAGAAGGATATAATTCAAAGAAACCAAAATTTGAAATACAAAAATTTATGAAGCGTTATGAAATGGGTATGCTTCAAATTATATTTAAAAATGAAAAATCTTATTTAAGAGTTAAAGAAGCGACTAAAATAGGATTTATCGACGTGGGAGAAAATGAAGCTGTTGATTTAAGTTATCCAATATCAAAGACCAGGAGAGGGCGTTTAATGAAAGACAAATCAAATTGTTTACTTAGAAATAATGAGTATTTTGTTTTCGAAAAAGATTCTATAAGATTATTTAAGAAAATAGAATTATGCAGGCTACAAGGGTTTCCAGACAATTACTGCGATATATTAACATTTGCTCAATCTTCTTCGTTACTTGGCGATGGATGGACTTTACCAATGATTGAACACTTTTTTAATTACATTCCGAAATGAGCCAATCAAAACCAAAACCGCCCACCATCGAAGACCTCGAAAAAGAATACCGTCGATTAATGCAAACAGACCCCGAAAAAGCCAAAGAAATTAAAAAGAAAATTGATTTTATACATTGGGGGATTGAATAAAATTGTATATTTGTGTTGTAGATCATCCACCTACATTAAGACATTGGTTAATAACCGAAAACAAGCCTTAAATGAAACGGAGTGGATGCCGTGGATTTTAAGGCTTTTGTTTTTAATATGAAAAAAGAACTATACCCGCATCAAAAAGAGTTCTTCGATGAAATTCTGGAAAGCTTAAAAATAAATAATAGCGTTTGCGCACAACTTTCAACCGGAGCAGGAAAAACGGTAGTATTTACAGAATTAGTGCGTTATTTGGATTCAAAAACTTTGATATTAGTTGATAGCGAAGACTTAGTAAATCAAACTGTAAAAACATTTTCCAAACAAGGCATCGATGTTGGATGTGTTTTGGCAGGAAATAAAATTTTCCCAAACAACAAGGTAATTGTGGCAATGGTAAAAAGCCTTTGGAACAGACGTAAAAAAATACCATTATTTGACTATTGTGTTATCGATGAAGCGCATATTTGGGAATTCAATAAATTATTCGAATACCTACCTAATTGCAAAAGGATTGGATTCACAGCTACACCTTGCCGATTGAAACGATATAAAGTAGATGATGAATTTACCGAAGTAGAAACAATGTCGCAATGGTATGATGATATTGTTTGCGGAAAACCAATAAGTTGGTTAATCGAACACGGCTATTTAATTCCTGAAAAAAACGAATACATAGATTTTGATAGTTCCGGATTAAAAACAGATGCTTCCGGGGAATTTACTGCTTCATCGTTAAAAGAAGTATTTCAAAGTGATAGTTATCAAAAATCATTAAGAAAAACATTTGATAAATTATGTGATGGAAAAAAGACAATGATTTTTACATCCGCAATTGAAACAAATAGAATTTATACCGAATTATTCAAAGATAAAAATATTAAAACATACGATAGCAAAACCGATGATGAAAATAGGCAAGATGTTATAGAATGGTTTAAAAATACGCCTAATGCTGTCCTTATAAATACCGGCTGCTTTACAAAAGGTTTTGATGTTTGTGATGTTGAGGTAATTTTAATGGCTCGTGCAACTAAAAGTCTTTCGTTATGGATTCAGATTGCTGGACGTGGAGCACGTAAAACGTCTAAAATTGAAAAGCCTTATTTCCTTTTAATAGATGGTGGAAATAATAATGAAGAACACGGAATTTTTTCATTTGATAGGGATTGGCGAAAAATATTTTTTGATAAACAAAGAAAATCTTATTTAAATCAAGACGAAGATTGCGAGGAATGCGGCTTTTTATTTCCAGAAAAAGAAAAAATATGTCCTAATTGCGGAGCTGAAAGACCGGAAAAAGAAATTGAAGAAGACATAGAAAAAGAAGTCAAAGAATTTAAAATTAAAGGTCAAAAAGCAAAACCAGATCCACCAACTTTAGACATAAATTTTCATATTATTAAGGGTCATTCTAAATACCAAGCAATGAAGATTTTAAAAGAAAAATGGATAGTTTTTTTGTGTAAATTTGATATTTCCGAAAATAATTTTAAATTCAGAATACAGGACGGTACTTTAAAAAACGGATTTAAAAAATTCCTACAACCTATTTATTTATTGATTTTACGGTCTATCTTAAAAGACGGCAAGCACGTAAAATATGATTCATTATGTGAAAAAATACTAACCGAAACTAAAATTAAGAAATATGAAATTTAGTCTATACCAAAATATTAAAGACCTCAATAAAACAGACATAGACCTAAACGACTATATCGAAATTATTAAAAATGGAAAATATCAGGATTTAGTTTTGACAGCTCGAGCATTAAAAAAAGACCTACCAAAATACAAAGACCTAAAAAATCAAATGCCGGCAATTACTGGGTCGGCGGTTATGAACCAAGGCTCTAAAATAGAAAGCAATATTTTAGAATTAAACGGTTTAATCGTAATTGATATTGACGAAGAAGTAGGTTTACAATTACTCAATAGAATTAATGAGGATAAATATACTTTTGTTTCGCACCGGTCTTTTGGTGGAGATGGACTTTGTATTTTCGTTAAAATTAATTCAAATAAGTTCTTAGAATCATTCAACGAAATAGGTCAATATTATTGGGATACTTTCAATATTATGATTGACCAATCTTGCAAAAATAAAAATCGTTTACGTTTTTTAAGTTACGACCCTTATTTATTTCACAATGAAAAAGCATTAAAGTTTATTGCAAAGACAAAAATTGTCAAACCAAAAAAACAGGATTTTGTTTTTGTACAGGATGATTTTAGCGAAATAATAGATAAATTAAAAGGGATTGATTTATGTGAAGACGACTATAAAAGATATTGCGACATAGGTTTTGCGATAGGCTCAAAGTTTGGTGATTCTGGATTAAATTATTTTAAAGCTATTTGTCAAAATGGCACAAAGTATAACGAAAAGGATATTGAAAAGCATTATAAAAACTTTTGCAAAGGTGGTAATATTACGATTGGAACATTTTACCATTATGTTAAAGAAGCCGGTATTGAAGTTTATTCTGAACTTACAAAGAAAACAATTGCAACGGTAGCAATGCAAAAAACGCAAGGCAATCCAACAATAGAAAGCGTGAAACGTCACGTTGTAGAAGTTCTTAAATTAGAAGCTCCTTCTGATAATTTAATTACCGATTTGATTAATTCAAAGCTGGATTTTCAAATTGATAGCGAAGAAACAGAAGTTAATCAATTAAAAAACTTCATTCTGGAAAACTATAAACCTTACCGAGATTCAATCACAAATGAAATATTTATCAATGAAAAAATATTAGATGATATTAAATTAAACTCCATTTATTTTTCTGCAAAGAATTGCCTTGATTTTAATGTAAATAAATCTGATGTTAGGGATATGATTAATTCAGAAGCAACTCCTACTATAAATCCATTGAATGAATTTTTTAGCGTAAAGGAATTTGAAAAAGGGCTAATTGAAAAGTATGCAGACTGCATTCAACCACAATCCGATTATAACCGATGGGTATTTAAAAAATGGTTGGTTGGATCAGTTCATAATTGGATTAGTCCGCACCACGAAACAAAGGTTAGTCCGCTTACTTTAGTTCTTTGCGGTCAAAAACAAGGCACCGGAAAAACTTCTTTCTTTCGCAATCTGTTACCAAAAGAACTTCGAAAGTATCTTATCGAACACCGCATCGACGCAAAGGATAAAGATTCAATTTACAATTTAGTAAAAGGACTTTTGGTTTTGGATGATGAATTTGGTGGATTGGCAACAAAGGACGTGAAAGATTTCAAAAAGATAGCCGATGCAAATCAAATTGACATACGTTTACCCTACAGCGCATTTTATTCAAAAATGAAACGTAAAGCTTCTTTGTGTGGTACGAGTAATGAGAGTGACGTTTTAAAAGATGTTACCGGAAACAGGCGAATTTTACCTATTAATGTGCAAAGTATCGATTACGATGCAATGATTAAAATAAATACAGACGATCTTTGGCGTGAAGTTTATGAGTTATGGAGAAAAGATTTTGATTGGAAAATTTACAGCAGCGAGGACATAGACTATTTAAATCAAAATACCAGTTCAAATCTTGAAGTTATGCCGTTTGAAGAATTGTTTTTTAATCATTATTCTTTCGAATATTCGTCTAAATTTTCAGAAAGAATAATTCTAAATAAAGGAGAGGTTTTAAATAGTTTAACAGCTAAACTTTTAGTTAAGCCTACAAAATATGACATTAAAGATATATTCGTGAAAAATAAAATATATTACAAATTACATCGTATAAATGGAGAGTTTAAAAAAGGATTTGAGTTATACGAAAAGTACGAAAGCACAGGAAATAATGCAAATAGTAACTTTTTTGAGCCTTAAAATTAGTTACTTATGTTTTAAAATGTTATCTTTGTAACTTAATTAAAAACATAACATTATGAAAGAACAAAAAAAGGGATGCGTTTATTTTTTTAGACACATAGGATTAAGTCCTATTAAAATAGGATATTCAGAAAACGAAAGTCCTTATAAAAGATTTGAACAATTCAAAACTTACGCACCTTTTGGTGCTGAATTAATTGGATTTATAAGAACTTTTGAAGCTAAAAAATTAGAAACGGATCTACATAAAAAATATGCCAGAGATAGGATAAAAGGCGAATGGTTCGAAATCACAAAAGAAGAAGCAGAAAAATGTATTCAATTTTATTCAAATATAGAAGATATTGAAGAGATGAATAAGTTTCAAATTGAATGGAGTAAAAGAATATATGATAAAGAAACGATTTTCGAAAATATAAATCATACCGAAAAATTATTTTTTGAATTTTATTCATTAGAGCAAAGAGAAAATTTTCAAAAAACAATAACTACTCAAACTGAAATTTCAGAGTTTTTAAATATAGAAAAATCACTTGTGAAAAAAATATTAAATACTTTAATGATTTACCAAAGAGTTTATAGGATTAAAGATTCTGTAAAAAGAGGCGTATTATTGTATAAAAAGACATAATTACGGTTAATCGTAACCGTTTTGTAACCGAAAAGTAACCGTAATTTTTAACTTAAAATACTCAAAACTAATGTATTAACCAAAGTAACCATAAATATTAAAAGTAAAGCTATACAAATAATTCATTTTACGTAAATTACATACATAACGAATTATTTATTTTTTACTGTATAGTTTAAAACTAAAAAGGTTACGGTTATTTTGGTTACAAAACCTTTTTTAAAATTATGACAGAAGACCAATTACAACAGCAAATTTTCACTTGGTACAATAATAATTATTGTTTAAAGACCCAAGAAAACAGAGGAATGGTTTTTAGTGTTCCTAACGGTGGTTCAAGAAATGTAGTCGAAGCAAAAAAAATGAAAGCCACTGGATTACTTCCCGGCGTTTCAGATTTGATAGTTGTACTACCAACCGGGAAACTTTTATTTATTGAACTAAAAACAGAAACAGGCATTCAATCACAAGCGCAAAAAGACTTTGAAGAACGCATTACTAAATTAGGTCAGGAATATTATTTGATTCGATCACTGGAACAATTCAAAGCACTTATAACCCAAAACAAAACATTAATCACTTAAAAATAAAATTATGAAATTAACAAATCAATGCCTAGATGCGTTCAGAAAGCGTTACGACAATTCAACAGAACAATATTTACTAAACAATATACCATTCGATGATTTACCTTTAGTGTGCCAAAACGCTCTTATAATCGAGTTCTTTGATTCGGTGGGGATTAGAATTGGAATTGACCCATATTACGATATGCAAGGAACTTATAGAGCAAACATAGAGCGTCAAGGATTTCAATCTATGTACAGAAATACAGCTATTGGAATGGCTATCACAGCAGCAAACGAAATTTTTAACTTAAATAATAAATGATTATGGACTTAATTAAAGAAGCAAAAGAAAGAGGTTACAAAAAAGGAATTGCAATAAAATACGTTCCGCACGCAATTGATTATGTCGAGGGAAATTATTTTGAAATAAACGAACACGGTAGTTTATTAGCTTATGATAAACCAGAAAACGAACGAAAAAGCTTTGATGATTTCAGACACGATACGCTTTATGATAATTTTTCTAAAGAATGGGTTGAAATTGTAAAATAATATCCATACCTTCGCTATTCATAATTACTATTAATTTTTACCGCTTTTGATTTTTGTTCAAGATTGAAAGCGGTTTTTTTTGAATCTTTGGTTTATGGAGCTAACCGACAAACAAGAATCTTATTGCCAAAACTATATAATATGTATGAATCAATCAACAGCTTATAGGATCGCTTATGATGCTGATGCAATGAACTCAAATAGCGTTGCTGTAGAAGCTTGTAGGATACATTCTGACCCTAATATTACCCTAAGAATAAAAGAACTACAAACAGAACACTACGAACGAAATAAAGCTACTATTGACGAACTTGTGAATGTGCTTTCTAGAATGGTTCGTTTTGATATGGCAGATTTGTATGACGAAAACAATAATTTATTGAACATCAAAGATATGCCGTTAATTGCAAGGCAAATGATTTCAGAATTAACAAGTGATGAAATTAGAATGGGTGGAGAATCTATTGGGCAAGTAAAAAAAGTTAAAACAATTACTAAACTCGATGCTGTTGAAAAACTTATGAAACACTTGGGTGGTTATGAAAAGGATAACCAACAGAAAAAGATTGAAATATTAACCCCAATATTCGGAGAGAACCCACTTGATCAAAAAGGATAATGTTTAAGTTCAAACCAACAACGGCACTTTATAAAATTAAAACCCTATTAAAAAACATTAGTAGGGTTTTTGTTATTTCGGGCGGTCAGGGTGCAGGAAAAACAATTTCTATTTTGATGTTGATTATAGATTACGCACACCGTAATGAAAAGAAAAAAATATCTATTATTTCTGCTGAATTATCTAAAATGAAAAAGACTGTCATTCAGGATTTTTTAAACATTATGGATGATTGGAATATGATGCAACACGGTAGATGGAACATAGCTGAAAATAAATTCACATTCAAAAACGGAACATTCATTGAATTTTTAGGATTGGACACTCACGATGTTGGAAAAGGAATGCGTAGAGATTTATCATATTTCAATGAAGGAAATAAATTAAAACTCGAATCTTACAGGCAAGTTGCTTCCCGTTGCAGATTAAACATAGTCGATTTTAATCCAGATAAAAAGTTCTGGGCACACGACCTGATAGAAGAAAACAATTTCATAAACCTAACATTCAAAGATAATGAATTCCTTTCCAAAGAAGAAACAGAAAGTATTTTAGATTACTACAAAAAAGGCTATTCCGACGCTGGAATAATCATAAATGAATATTGGGCAAACATTTGGAGAGTTTACGGGCTTGGCGAAGTTGGAAGCGTTGAGGGACGTATTTTCACGCATTTTAAACCAATTCCATATCAAGATTATTTAAACATAAATTTCACCAAATGCTATGCTATTGATTGGGGTAAAAATCACGGATTTGGAATAGTTGAGGGTAAATTTGATAAATATAAAAACAATTTCTACACCCACGAATTAAATTATAAAAGCGAAAATAAACTTATATCTGAACTAACAGACAATGAAAAAGCTTTTGTAAACAACGCTCAAAATGGCGGTATCATCATTCACACGGTAAACAAAGTAAACATTCCAAAGGATGCAACAATTGTTTGTGATAGTGCTGTTCCTGATAATATCCGACTACTAAGAAATCACGGTTGGGAATATGCGTATGGAATTGACAAGCCGAAAGGATCTGTAATGGCTGGAATATCTTTACTACAATCAACAAATGTTTTTTATACTGCTTGCTCAAAAGGTATTGAACTGGAACATCAAAGTTACCAATACCGAGCCGATAGAATGGGAACTATTGACGATGAAGTATTAAAAGAGAATGATGATTTAATTGACCCGATTAGATACTTAAGAAGGCATTTTGAAAAAAATTAATGTAATATAGAAAAAATGTTTATATTTGTTAAAAATTCCATTAAATGAGTTGGTTAAGAAATGTTTTAGGACTTGGTTTTCTTGATGATGTTGTTACATACATCAACAGGCAATTAAACGGAACAGCACAATATAACGACTATTCTACAGATTTTAAGAAATTAGAATGTGTTTTCTCAAATCCAGCTTTGTTAAAAGTAATAGCTTTGCAATGTGATTTATTTTCATTGGGAGAAATTTACGTTTACAAAGATGGAAAAGTAATTGATAATGACCCGTTCCTTGAAATGATAAAAAAACCAAACCATTTTCAAAAAAAATCACAGTTTCTTTGGGATATTATGTTTTGGAATATGATAGGAAACACTTATAATTATTGCGAATCAAAAACAATTTCAGAAGACAACAATCTTTACATACTTGAAAACAATAAAATTGAGTTTCCTGTTGAAATGTTGAAATACCAGGATAAAATAGTTTTATCAAAGGCAACTAAAAGTAAAATCGATGCTTTTCAAATTGATTATAAATATGCCGATGGTTCAGTAGATAAATTCCGTTGGGATAGAATTATACACATGCCAGATTTGACCAATGGTACTGGAAATTGGTTTCGTGGAGCAAGTAGAATTGATGCTTTGTATAAAATCATTTCCAATTCAGAAGCTTCAATGGATGCTTTGAATATCAATATTCGTTATTCTGGAAAGTTTATGGTAGCTGGGCAAGCAGACCCTGAAAACGTTACTCAATTGCCAATGTCAGAAACGGAAAAACAAGACATTGAAACAAAGGTAAATGGGCGAAAATCTGTTCACGCTGTTAAATCAATGATTGACATTAAGCGTTTTGTTGAAAATATAGCAGCATTGAAATTGGACGAAATTGGATTAGCACAATATTTTTTGATTGGCACGGCTTACGGAATACCAAAAGATGTTTTAGAAGCGTTCAATAGCGGAACGTATGAAAACCAAGAAAAAGCGAGAGGCGCATTTGTTTCATATTGTTTGCAACCTAAAGGAAACTTGTTTTTTCAAGGTCATTCAGATTTTTTTGGGTATGATGCGCTTGGAAAAAGCATTGTCATTGATTGGGAGCATTTGCCATTTATGCAAGTTTTCGCCAAAGAAAGAGCCGAAACATTAAAAGTACAATCGGAATCATTATTAAATTTAATGCGTGCCGGAGTTACTTTAAAAGAAATAAACGAAATGTTAGATACTAATTTTACAGCACTCGATTATGAATCAGCTCAAAGAACAACTCAAAACTCAAATCAAACAGGAAACCAATCCAATAATTAAAAAGGTGTTGGAAAAAAGATTAAAAGAAATCGATAAAGAAGTAAAGAAATGACATTAGAAGAAATTTTAGCAGACAAAGATTTAGCCATTTGTAAAAAGAAATCGGAAATTCAAAAATCTGACTTCTCAAATGTATCTTTTGAATCGGTTCAAAAAGCATTTAATTCCGGAATTCAAAAATTAGAAGTCTTGGTTTATGAAGCCGTTATTAAAAAAGAACGCAACGAAGAAATGTTTAAACAGTATATCAATGGCTGGGTTTTAAATCATTCAGTTGGGATGCGATATTTGAAAATGCTTTTCTGTTACAATAATTCTGATTCAGAATATTCTCAAAACAAAGAAAATTTTGATAAGTACTATGACCAAATCCTAAACAAAGAAGATGTTGGAGAATATTTTTGGGCAATAATAGAAGCTAAAAATATTGAAGCGTCAGCAGTCGTAAAAGGTTCAAACTTTTTAACTCCAGTCTTATCAATGGAAGTTATAGACGAAAATACAATAAAAGTAAAATGTGCGATTTCACCAAGTAATGTTTTGGATAGTCATAAGGATGTTCATTTTCCATCTATTTGGAAAAAAGCTATGAATGACAATAATTATGATTTACTTTTGCAAGAGCACGATATGGACTTTGATAAAGTAATTACTGATTCGGTTTCAGGAAGTTTAAAAGTATATACAGAAATGATTGACGTTAAAGTATTAATGTCAAAATTCGATAAACAAGCAGAGAAATCACTTGTAAATAAAGCCGAGCAGCCTTTGCGCACTCAACAAACAAAAAGAAAAACATTTATTAATTAAACACAGAAAAACTATGTTTGTTTACAAAACTGATGCCCAATTAGAGGCAATGAGTGCAGCGGAAAGAGATACTTACGCCACTGACAAAAGAGCTTACGAATCTGAATTGCAAAGCAAAGCCATCAAAGAAGCTACAAAAGCATTGAAAGACGACCTTACCGAAGCGCAAAAAACTGAAATTGCTTCACAAGTTGAAGCAATGAAAGCGTCTTTAGGAATCACTAAAGAGCAGTTTGACGAATTCAAAGAAGATTTGAGAATCATCAAAGAAAATCCAAATGCCGTAGGTAAAAATGGATTTGATTTAATGGCGGCCATTGAAGAAGGTTTAAAAACTTTACTTCCTACTATTAAAGAAAAATCAAACGCTTCAGGCAAAAACGGCTTTGAAGTTGAGTTGACTGTAAAAGCACCGATCAATATGGCAACTACTGCCGTAACTGCATCAAGTGCGATTCCAGTTTCTTATGTAGCACAAGATATTACTACTTATGCAGAAGATGTAAGAGCACAAGAGTACATTTTGCAATTCCTTTCAAGAGGTAATACTGCAAAAGCCAGCATTCAATATGTTGACAAATCACCAACAGAGGGGACAATGGCAATTACCGCAGAGGGTGCTTTGAAACCATTGATTTCTATTTCTTATGTGATCCGTTATAGTCAGGCACGTAAAATGGCAGGAAGAACTAAAATTTCAGAAGAGGCTTTAGATGACATTCCTTTCATTATGTCTGCTATTCGTAATGAGTTGGCTTACCAACACGCAATCGGAATTCAAGGAGACATCTTTACAGTTGTTTCTGCTTTTGCCCCTGCATTCGTTGCTGGTACTTTAGCTGACACAACAACAAACCCAACAAATTATGATGCAATTAGAGCGGCTATTTACGCTGTTAAAATAGCATCTAAAGGGAAGCACATTCCAAATGCTGTATTAGTTGCTTCAAGTGATGTTTACTCTATGGGAGCGACAAAAGACACAACAAATCAATACGTATTCCCTCCGTTTGTAATGCCTGATGGTTCTACAATTTCAGGTGTGAGAATTGTAGAGGTTGCTGACGGTGTTTCCGTTCCTGCTGGAACTTTTATTGTTGGAGACTGGAAAAAACTTCACTTCGAAAACTACAAAACTTTCACAGTAAGAATTGGTCAAGGTATTCAAGGAAGCGCAACCGCTGCCAATATCGTTTCTGATTTTGAAAGTAACATGTACACTCTTATTGGAGAATCACGTTACCACTTGTGGATTTACGAAAATGAAAAAACTGCGTTCATCAAAACGACTTTCGCAGCAGTAAAAACCGCTATTGACGTAGCATAATCTTAAAAAATATGGCAGAGAAAGCAACAAAATCGGAAATTGTAAAAAGTCAAGCCGATTACAAAGGAAACAGTCACTTTGATTTGGTAGAAGTTGAAATCATAAAAGATGGAAGTTTCTACAAAAAGGGAGACAAAGACAAAGTTCATCCATCATTAGCGGCTATTTTAAAAGCTAAAGGCTTGATTGGAGAGTATGAAAAAAACGTTGTAAAGCGTGATTCAAGTACACCAATGTTGACTGACTTAGAAAGTCAAAAAGTTCAAGACGGAGACAAAGAATTGTAAAAACTAAGAAATGTACATAATAAACGACACATATTTTCAAGCACCTAAAAGAGAAATTCCTAATTTGGATGAAGCAGACAGCAAAGCGTTTGCCGAACTCGAAAGGTTAATTGACGAAAATTGTC